CAAACAAAACAGGAACTTTAAAGGTTGCAACCGAAACATCAGGTGTGCCAATTACATTAGGACATACAACTTCATTAGTAACAGTCGCAGATAATGTTAGTGTTACAGGTGATATATTTCTTGGTACTACAAGTGCAACAAACTCTGCAAAAATAACAAACCTATTTAGTAGGGTATCACATATTGGATTTGTAAGTGAAAACAATGGTGGTGAGTATTCTACTGAACACATAAGATTTAAAAATACAGGAACAACTAGAGGTAGTATTGTTGTTGACCAAAATAATACAACATACAACACAACATCAGATTACAGATTAAAAGAAAATGTTAATTATGATTGGATTGCAACTGAAAGATTAAAACAATTAAAACCTGCACAATTTAATTTTATATCAGACACAACTAATACTTTACAAGATGGATTTCTTGCTCATGAAGTATCTTCAGTAGTTCCACAAGCAGTTTTTAGAGATAAAGATGAAGTTGATGATGATGGCACAATTAATCCACAACAACTAGACCACTCTAAACTAGTACCTTTATTAGTTAAAACTATTCAAGAACTAGAAGCTAGAATTACAGAATTGGAGAACGCATAATGGCTTTAATTACTTTAAACAATAATTCCTTAACAGCAGTTAGTGCTTTACCTAGTGGTATTGATACAGGAAAAGTAGGACAAATTCAAGTAAATAATTATGTTGGTTCTATTTCAAATTCAGGATCAACTTTTGCTGATGTTCAAACATTAACAGTAACACCAGAAGCTCAAAATTCAAAATATCTAGTGAGACTAAATGGTGGATATACTTATTCAGTTAGTGATAAATATATGGCAGTTAGAGTTTTAGTTAATGAAAATTCAGGTGGTTTTAATGCTATAAAAACTACGAACAACAAAGATGTAGCTACAAATCATGGTACTAATAATTCTTATTTAACAGCTCCCCATTCTTGGGAGTTTTTTTATACTCCATCAAACACATCATCTTTGACTTCTATAGTTTTTAAAACACAATTCGCTAGTATAAATACATCAGGAGCTGTCCAATATAACGCTGGAGCTTTCCATAGTTCAAGTTTAGAAGGAACTTGTGTTTTAAGTTGTATGGAGATACTAGCATAACAATTTACGAAAGGAGTAAAACATGACAATAAATATCTCAGAAGCAATACAATCATTAAATACCAAAGGTGGCAATAGCCATGAGTATGTAATGAATGGTACACCAACGAATGAAGCAGAATATAACTCACAAGTTAAATTCATTTCAGGTGCAGATGCAAATGGTACTGCGATATTCTCTGATACACAGGCGTATTCATGGAGCGAGGTAAGTGCAGAACAATCTGCGTTGCAAACAGTTTATGATAACAACAAGTATCAAAGAGATAGAGTTTATCCATCATGGCAAGAACAAATGGATATGCAGTATCACGATACTGTTAATTCAACAACAACTTGGACTGATGCAATTAAAACTGTAAAGGACAAGTTTCCTAAATGACTTGTCCTTGCAATGGCAAATGTATCTGTGGTAAATAGATGCAAGTTGATCTTAACCTCAAGAGTATAGCACTCACTATAACTTTATTGTCAGCATTAATAGGTAATGTTTTTATAGTTGGAAAGGTTTTTTCAGATTTTGAAGTTATTAAAACTAAAGTTGTATCTTTAGAAGAATCACAAAATGTATTAAGTATTAAGCAAGAAGTCTTAGAACTAGGTTATAAAATAAAGGGTATTAAACTCCAGATAGATCCTGAATACAGAACTCTCTGTCAAAAAGACATGAGTAATCTTGGGTGTCAATGAAATCATTAATAGTTATTTGGATAATTATATTATCAATATTAATAGTTCCTTTTACTATAGCGTGTCAATGACTATTAAAGAACAGTTAGCTAGTATGGAAGCTAAGCTAGATCATATGCATAAGGACTTAACTAAGAACAAACAAGACATTGAAGTTTTAAAAGCTAAGATGAATATGGGTGCTGGTGGTATAAAAGCTATTGCTTTATTCGGTGGTATTTTAATTAGTATAACTTACTTAATTACTAAATTACTTGGACTAAAATAAAGACACTTTTACGAGGGTTGGAGGATTTTTGTAAAGGAGACTATGACTAATATACTTTGTATTTCAGATTTACACGAGCCTTATTCCCATCAAGATAGCTATCACTTTCTAAAAGCTATTAACAACAAATATAAATTTTCAAGAGTCGTAAACATTGGAGATGAAGTTGATTACTCAGCTTTATCATTTCATGACTCTGATCCTGATCTACCAAGTGCTACTAAAGAATTAGAACTTGCACAATACAAAATTAAAAAACTAGAAAAGTTATTTCCTAAAATGGATTTACTTCATAGTAATCATGGTTCTCTTGTTTATCGTAAAAGAAAACATCATGGCTTTCCAAAACAAGCTATAAAAGGTTATGCAGATATATTAGGTGTCAATTATAAAAATTGGAAATGGCATGAAAGATTAGTTATAAAAGACAAATATGGTGAATATTATTTTTGTCATAACATGAGTAAAGATCCTGTTCAATCTTCTATGTCTATAGGCTATAATTTTATACAAGGACATTTCCACACCGATCTAAAATTAGGGTACTGGAATTCACCTGAAAAACTTAGGTGGGGAATGACCATTGGCTGTTTAATAGATAAAGATTCTTTAGCTTTTGCTTATTCCAAAATAAATATTCGCAGACCTACTCTTGGTTGTGCGATTATTCTTAATGGTATTCCTCAATTAATTCCTATGGTACTTGAAAAAGGTGGTAGATGGAATGGCCAAGTATGAGAATAATTTATCAATCCGGTAAACTCTACCTAAGTCTTACAAAAGATGAATACAAAGATTTAAAAGATGGTGTTCCTAATGAGATTGATCTTTCCTGGTTACCTCATTTATTAAAAGACATATCAGAAGCAAATTATCAAAGATTAAAGGATTTTACAAAAAATGATTAATTATGAAGAAATTAAAAGCCATATAAGAGACGCTGAAGGGTATAGTGCAACTCCTTATAAACTTACCTACACTTTTACTAAAGGGAGTGGATTAGAGGTAGAAGTTCAAGAGGACTTTTGGACAGTTGGTCATGGATTAAATATAGGAAAAGAAAAACGAAAGTTTACTGCGTCAGAACTAGAAGATATGTTTGAAGATGCCTTTGAAAAATGTGTTAAAGGTTGTGATGAAATATTAGACGGAAGCGAACAACCTCAAGCTGTACACTTTGTTTTGATCTCTATGATTTATAATATGGGATTGAGTGGAACTAAACTTTTCAAAAATATGATTCAATGTATTAAAGATGGCCGATATCCTGACGCAAGCAACGAATTAAAAGACTCTAAATATTATAATCAACTCAGATCAAGAGTTCAACATTATGTAGATATGTTAGAGGTGTGTAGATAATGTTAGCTAAACTACTAGGTGGTGATCTTGTTAAAAGTGTGGGAGGAATTATAGATTCACTTCATACCTCACAAGAAGAAAAAGATAATGCTAAAATCAAACTTCAAGCATTAGAGAATGAATTAAAAACAAAACAAATTGATGTAAATAAAGTTGAAGCAGGACACAGAAGTATTTTTGTTGCAGGTTGGCGACCTTTTCTAGGTTGGGTTTCAGGTATCTCTGTAGCATTTGTTTACTTGTTTCAACCTTTTATAGTTATGGTTTTGAAAATATTTGGAAGTGATATTGAGTTACCGACTTTAGACCTAAGTCAGCTAATGCCTTTAATATTAGGTATGTTGGGGCTTGGGGGGCTTAGATCGTTCGAAAAAGCGAGAGGAATTAGTAAATGAGTACAGTAAAAGAAGTAGAATCAAGACTTAGAAAAGAAAAGAAGATTAACAAAGAATTAATCAAAGAGATTGAAGAAAAAAATCTACATATAAGGTTTCTTACAGATCGTCTAGACACAAGAACTAACGAGAAGTTTGAGTTAAATACAGGTGTCTTAAACATGACATTAGACCAATTTATTAAAATGAAAGAAAAATCTAATAGAAACTTAATAGGGTAAAGTTTTTACAGAGGCTCATAAGTTAGCACAAAAAAAAGTTGGTAATTAAAAATATGAAA